AGATATAATTTTTAATAAATAAAATAATACACACTCTAAAGGAGAAAACAAATGAACGGTTTAAATGAACAACTAGTATCAAAGTGGAAGCCAGTGCTTGAACACTCTGATCTTCCTAAAATTGCTGATGCACACAAGCGTTCAGTAATTGCTACCCTTCTAGAAAATACTGAGAGAGAAATGCAGACAGAAGCAAATGCTTCACGTTCTTTCAATGGTATTTCACAATTGAATGAAACTGGCATCAACGCAGTTGGTACTGGTGGTTATGGTTCAGGCGGCGGCGCTGGCGTTGCTGGTTACGATCCAATCTTGATTTCTTTGATTCGTCGTGCTATGCCTAACCTTATTGCTTATGATATCTGCGGCGTTCAGCCAATGACTGGTCCAACTGGACTTATCTTCGCAATGCGTTCACAGTATGCAAATTCAACCGCCAAGGGTGCTGAAACATTCTATGACGAAGTAAACACTGGTATGTCAGCTGGCTTTAATGGCACTGGCGTATTTGGTCAGGGTACTGGTTCAGGCATTGGTGCTAACAACGTTGGTACAACTCCTGACAATACCGGTGGTGTTGGTGGTTATAACTATCAGGCTGGCGCTCCTACATCTACTGCAGAAGCTTTCGGTACTGGTACTACATTCCCAGAAATGGCCTTCTCAATCGACAAGGTTTCAGTCACTGCTGTATCACGTGCTCTAAAGGCAGAATACACCATTGAATTAGCACAAGACTTGAAGGCAATTCATGGTCTTGACGCTGAAACAGAATTGGCTAACATTCTTCAGTCAGAAATTTTGGCTGAAATTAACCGTGAAGTAATTCGTACAATCAACGTATCTGCTCGTCAAGGTGCTGCTGATGGTACAACTACTGCAGGTATCTTTGATCTAGATACTGATTCAAACGGTCGTTGGTCAGTTGAAAAGTTCAAGGGTCTTATGTTCCAGCTTGAAAGAGAAGCTAACAAGATTGCAAAAGACACTCGTCGTGGTAAGGGTAACGTAGTTATCTGTTCTTCAGATGTTGCATCTGCACTTCAGATGGCTGGCGTTCTTGACTACACTCCTGCTCTTGCTTCAAACAACCTACAGGTTGATGATACAGGCAACACTTTTGCAGGTATTCTAAATGGTCGTTTCCGTGTTTATGTTGATCCATATACTACTGGAAACTACATGACTGTTGGCTATAAAGGTGCAAATGCATTCGATGCAGGTATCTTCTATTGCCCATACGTTCCATTACAGATGGTTCGTGCAGTTGGCCAAGCTGACTTCCAGCCAAAGATTGGATTCAAGACTCGTTATGGTATGGTCTCGAATCCATTCGCACAGTCTGTACAGGGTACACCACAGACTTCTAACTTCGGAGCTATTTCTGCAAGCACTAACTCATACTATCGTAGAGTTATTATTCAGAACATCTTCTAATAAAAAGCAGGGTTAACCTGCTCAACTAAAAAAGGGACCCGAAAGGGTCCCTTTTCCTTTACTCAGAATCTTTATAAAGCCAAGAATAGAAACCATCAGCAATGGTATGTACATCTGAACTTGTCATAATAACACCATGCACATCATTATCTGGGGTTGATACAATTTCATTAATGTGCTTGCACCACTCAATAGACTTATCTAAAGCCCACTGCTTATTCCAACGACGATCCTCTCGATCCCTACGAGCAGCCCGTTCTGCTAGAGTTTCTTTATTAACATCATCAAGAGTATTAGAAACATCATCTTCCATAGTTTGAATTGCTACATTTAAATCATTCATTCTGTTACTACCTTTCTCCAATTACCATCTTTACGTTTCAACCAAAGATCACCATCATCACCGACTGCCATTGATACCTGCTTATCAAGATCATACTGAGGCATTGTATTAAACATAATAGGACCATTACTAAGTCTCATCATCTCACCATCTGGTTTCTTTACACCAAGAAGTGTTAGGTTTACTGAGTTATTCAATGGTGCACCTTCTAGCTTTTCTTCCTTGGCAAAAGCAGCTACCGCCATTAATGGTGATAGTGCCAATGCGCCAAACAGACTACGACGATTCATTACTTTACCTCCGTTGTGTATGACTTAGGAGCCAACCCAACTAATGCATCAATCATCTGAGGAGTGACTACGATAGGCAAGCCATGCTTTTCAAGACCAGCACCAAGACCTTCTTGAACCTTAAGGCCTGCTACAGCCTGTAGGATAGGAAGTGCAGAAGCTAGCTTAGCTGCAATAAACCGATCATTGACTGCCTTCTGTACTGCTGGATCAAACTCAAAAGTATCAGCCCATCCAATAAAATCCAAAGTGACACCTACAGATGCAAAATACTCTTTTGTTGTTTTCTGAATGCTATCCATGATGACAATCATATCATCGTTAGCTTGATCAAATGTACGCTTGCCAATCTCTGCACAAACCAATGTTTGAATCTTCTTACGACCAACATCATCCATGACATTAGCCAAAGAACGACCATTGTACACCGATGCAAAGATTACCTGAGGATCCTTACGATCACCTTGTGGAGTAATAACACCAAAGCGATACAGGAACTTAGCAGCATTCTCTTCTGATACAGATGCACCAATTGATACACCAGCAGTAATATTCAAACCTTCTTTAGACTGGCAAGGAAACGATTGATCTCCTGCAGATGTACCACGTGCGCTTGATTTAACCCATTCACGTGAATATGGTGTACGATCGACAATAATCAATCGACCAGTTGGAACATAGTAATCCCACCCTAGAAACCCGCCTGAATTGCCCAACTTTGCATGTGGTACAATAAAGCGCTTTGCTGCTACCTTATTATCGCTCAAATATGATTCAGAATCAAACTTAACCTGTGTATCCTTATTAGCACCTACATCTGGAATCCAGAATGCAGATTCATTAGGAAGAATAGTGTATGCTTCCGTTTTGTCTGTAGTCTCTGCATATGCAAAAGCCTGTTGAGGATGTGCAACCATAATCAACAATGCTAGTACGGTAGAGGCTGCAATGAATTCTTTCAATGTCTTCATCCAAATTGCAAACAAGGACATCAAGAACCCAAACGTAGCAACAAAATATAATGTGTTAAACAACGTAAAAACAAACGTTGCACTTAGATATGACATTGAGCTGTTGTCGAATTGACTTCCAGCAACGACACCTGTGACCAATGTAGCCAAAGGATTAACAATAGCAATAATGACCATATAAACCATTACTGCTACAAGGGACTTAATAATATTACCGATCATTGTTTACAACCTCCAAATAATCAAAAACATACCCAGATGCTTTCAGAAATGTTTCAAATTGACTAAGTACCACATCAAGAGTGGTTTCAGTTCCATCAAACATAATCTGAACGCAATCGTCAGGATATTCATCCATTCCACTATTTTTCATAGTCTTTGTAAACTGATACATTACCTTAAATTCATTATCGCTCATCTTTAAAAGCCTCCAGCTTATCTTTGTTTACTCGTAGGGAAACATATTGCTCTTTATCATAGACACCTGATCGAAAGTAGTCGCGGCCTCCATCAACAAAGATCGAACCATCATCAGAAGTCCGATAGTCATGCCGATACCGAGAATATATAACATCACCATTTTTAGCCATAACTCCAGAAAAAGGTTCTTCGGTTGCCTTGATACCATTAGCTATCATAACAGTACCATCTTCAGTTTTATACAAACCAAAATAGTTAGATCCCTCAGGATGAGCCTTTTCAGTATAAAAGATAGCAGCAGGAAAATTAGCCCAACTACCATATACATCCTTTAAGCAAGACTCAAATACGTACGTGGCATTATAATGATCCTCAATCTTGATGATTGTATTATCATCGAGAAAAGAAGATTCATTCTTAATGTTACATTGAATAATAGTCACTTCAGTTTACCTTTTTTCTTTTTAACATAAAACTTCTGATACAGCTTTTCCAAACCTGGCTTATCAGGATGCTTGTGTATCCATTGTCCTGTATATGGACTGAATTCTTCAACAAAGAACTTATCTAATAATTGGTTGCCTGTAACTAAAACTTCGTTTATCTGCAAAGCCAAATTATCAAATTCACTATCAGACATAATAGAATCAGAATGCACTTCGTAAGCGTAGGCTGCAATTGATAACTTGATCCTTCTGTGTCGTTCTTTTTCAATTTCACTACCCCATACGGATGGTACATGATCATTATTAGCTGAATTATTGCTTACCATAAACGCTTCAAGACTCATTATGCAACCTCTGCTATGTGCTTACAAGACCTACGGAACTGGAATGCTGGACAAGTGCAGCTCTTATGTTTGGTGCCAATAGTCACAGTATACACATTGCCTTTTGATCCGGCAACAGTTATCTCGCGTTCGATGGGAGCTGCAATGAATTTACTTTCGGATCCATCGATTGATATGATGTCTGACTTTGCAATAATACGTACACGAAACTTAGGTTCGTTGGTAGCAAGAGCAATCGCATCATAATCGACCCAACGAGGAGTTGCTACGAGTTCACCTTCAAAGGTATATGTTTGACGTCCCATACGATAATGTGTATTACGAGTTTGTACAATCATGATTTTTTCTTACATGCCATAATAGGAAGGGAAGGAATACCAGTTTGGCTGGCAAATGTTGCTTTCAAGTTTTGCATTACAATTTCACACGCAGCTTTATCTTTAACAGGTGTTTCAATTGTAATCTTAGAAGGTTCAGTACCAGAAACCAACATTGAAATTGTGAGCACAAAAACATATGTCATATTAATCTTCCTAACTCAAACGTACATTTGTTTCAGATATGTCGTACCAAGGATTCCAGATTCCTGGATTTCCTTGACAAGCTCCTTCGCGCGAGTACGAGCATCGACTTCCCAAGGAAGTGCCAAGTACTTGGCATGGCTGTATGGAAGACCTTTTGGTTGGCCTTTGTTCCAAACAAACTTGGTGCCTTCATTGCAATCAAATACGGTGCTAAGCATGCCAGTGTGATATTGTTCTGCATGGATTAATTCATGACAGAGGCAATCTACGAACTGCTCGATAGTTCCCATCCGAGGATCAACTATGGCAGTTCTATAAGTAGGCTGGTACATACCAGCTGTTTTTTTTGCTTTAATAAACGATATAATAATCGTTAAATCAGAAGCAAAATTCAACTTGGTTTTCAAAAATGGAATCAACTTCGAAGCAATTTCAACACGATTCTTGGTCTTGGCCTTATTCTTTTTATCGACATAAAATGCCTGGTGAGTCGTCTTAACATTGCCTTTAGTGATTAACTGCATTTGTATCTCCATTCCTTATATTATTATAATAGGACAGCTTGGGTAAAAAGGCAACGATTTTATTAAAAAATCACCCCTTGAAAACACAGGGAAAATTAAAATAAAAAACCCTGTATTATCAAGGGCATGTTTTATGATTATTTTAAATTATTTTGTTGACATTAATTGATATATCCCCTATATTAATAATATGAGCAATGGAGAGATTCAAATGACTAACCGTTCTAAGAAGTACCAGGTTAAGAATGTTGTTTTGGCAGCGATGGAAGCTGGAGAAACTGATCTGGAAATCCTTTCGGAATTGTGCCACAAGATGGGCAAGACGCTAACCACTGCCAAGTTTCATATCCGTAAATACCGCAAGGTGTATGTTGAATCCAAGCGTACGGTTGTCGTTAAGAGCTTAATGACTGGCAAAGATGTCGTCATCTTAGCCTCAACTCCTTATTGCTGCAACCCAGCTTCCGAAGCTTATTGGTCAATGTGAAAATACCTGTTGACCTTTTTTAATAAAACCTCTATATTAATAATATGAGCAATGGAGATATACAAATGAACGTCAATGAAGCAGTCACGATTGCCGAGCGTCTTTCTGAAGTTATCGATTATGCACGTCGTTGTAATGTAACACGTCAGGGTCTTGAAAACGAGATCCTGGATGTCATCGATCAGCTTATCAAGCAAGCTGACGCATTGGATAATGCAATGTATGAAGAGCTTGGTCATGCATACGAGAATTATGATGATGTTCTAGCTTTACAGGGAGCTTAATATAATGATCGTATTATTTGCATATGCACCATGGATTGAGTTGGGCTTTGGTCTACTGACAATCTGTGCAGTTTACGAATTTATTATCGATAGGATTTGAACGATGGATATTGATACAGATCCAGTGTATGTTGAAGACGCTGATTATGAAGAAACAGATAACGCATTAGAAGAGGAATTTTAATATGAAAGAGTTATTGATTATCTTGGGCGCCCTTGTTCTAATTGTTACAGGACCTTTCCTTACAATCTGGGCTCTAGACACATTGTTCCCTGCTCTCAATATTCCCTATAATATTGAGACATGGTTTGCAGTTCTGCTGTTGTTGCCTATCTTTGGTAATTTCCGTTCAAATAAGAAAGATTAATTATGTTAGAACTTAAGGCTTGTTATTCACCAGCGGATATTATTATGATGTTCTCTCTTTTTGTCGCTCTATTGGCAACGATTGGTTCATTCATTGTGTTGATGGTGTACTTGATTAAGGGTGCTTTTGATACTGTTCAGGATATTAAACAAAGCAAGCAAGTTGGCATAAATACTCAATAAGGAGTGGTTTATGGCTTTAATTACAGATCAACCAGCAAATATTAATTTTCTTTCACCGCTAGGGTTCAGGTTCAAATTGGCCAGGACTCCTAGCGTGAACTTTTTTATTACTAATGTTAAGCTGCCAGCAATATCTCTTGGTATGGTAGAAATACCAACACCATTTAAAATGTTAGAAATTGCCGGCAATAAGCTAGACTATGGTGACTTTGAGTTGACATTTAGATTGGATGAAGATCTTACATCATATCTCGAGATATACACCTGGTTAACATCTATTGGCTTTCCAGAGAGTTTTGAACAATACCAGGTATTGAAAAATGCCTCTAATGCATATGGTTCCAAGCAAACTGTATATTCGGATGCTACGCTGACCATATTAACAAGTGATTTGGTACCTAACTTTGAAGTTAATTTTACCAATTTATATCCAACAAATATAAGTGATGTTGATTTTAATGTTACTGATACGGATGTTAATTATATTACAGTGACTGTTACGTTTAAGTACCAAATTTACCATATCAATAAAATCCAATAAGGTTTATTATGAAATTAGATGATATTATGGAAATGTGGTCTGAGGACTGCAATGTGAACCGTCTTGAGTTGGGTGAAGAAAGCCTTAAGCTTCCAAAATTGCATAGCAAATATTTAAGAGTGTTCTCTGAAGAAAGATTGTTGCTTAAACGATCAGAGGAGGAACGCAAAGAGCTAGTACTACAAAAGCACGATTATTATAGAGGTGTTATGCCTGAAGAGGATCTCAAATTAAATGGTTGGGAACCTTTTCGTTTGTCTGTATTAAAATCAGATATTCATATGTACATGGATGCTGATAAGGATGTTATCAAATTAAATCTTCGCATTGCAATGCAACAAGAAAAAGTTGATGCATTGGAGTCAATTATTCGCTCTATAAATAATAGAGGATATTTGATTAAGAATGCGATAGAATTTGCCAAATTCCAAGTGGGCGCGTGATAAGTTGAAACTTGAAAAGGTAAATGAAGTTTACCTAAGGGTTGCTAGTGAACCGTCTGTAGTGCAAGAGCTCGCAGATCACTTGACGTTTGAAATACCTGGAGCTAAATTTTCTCCTGCGTTTAGAAATAAATTTTGGGATGGTAAAATTAGATTATTAAATTCTCTAACTGGGTTGACATATACAGGCCTAGTTAAAGAGATTACTGAGTTTGCTGCGGCGCGTAATTATGATATAG